AGGGTGATGTTAGTGATGGTGTTCCAAACGTTCTTTCCGTAGACAATACATTTACTGATGGATTGAGACAGAAGCCATTAGGTAAGAAGAAGATTGCTGAATGGGCAGGCCCCATGTGCGAACAATTTTTACCAAACGATGAGGTGCGAAGAAATTATCAGAGAAATAAAAAGTTAATTGATCTGAAAGAATCCCCACCAGAATTATATCTGGAATGTATCAAGAGTTATCATGATGCTCCAGAAGGGGATCGTAGCAAACTACTAAATTATTTTATAGAAAAGAGATTGAAAAATCTCATGGAAACAATAGGAGATTTTTAATATGACACCGCTTATTTCAGAAGTTTTGAGTAAAGTTGCCAAAGCTAAAACTAAAGACCAGAAAGTTAGAATTCTGAGAGAGAACGATACCCCACCACTAAGAATGATTTTGAAAGCATCATTTGACCCATCTATCGAATGGGCACTACCAGACGGAGATGTTCCATACGAAAGGAACGATGCTCCAGATGGTACTGAACATACTAACCTTGCACATGAGTCACGGCTTCTGTTTCATTTTATTAAAGGTGGTAATCCTGCTTTGAATCAATTGCGGCGTGAGAATATGTTCCTTCAACTTTTAGAAGGATTGTCTAAGGATGAAGCAGATATTGTGATTGCTGCAAAAGATGGGGCTCTTCATAGAAAGTATAAAGGTCTATCTGATGCCGTTGTTAAAGAGGCCTTTGGTTGGACAGACAATTATATGCAACCAGAGCCCACTAAAATTCTTGAAGGTCATGAACCAAGATTCTAATTTTTTGAGAATCCTTAATGATTGATATTGAGATTATAGGTGGTATTAAGAAAGATCGTGAACTAATAGATCAAATTGTTTGGTGGTGCATTGGCACGTTAATGTCTCGCCATAGTGTTTTAGATGTTGAGATTAGATTTGAAAAAACTATTAATCATGGCGCTTTAGCATTTTGTCATTATGGTGATACTAATCGTCAGTTTATCATTGAGATTGATCCTAGTTTAAGTCGATCTGTTAGTAAATTTGAGTTTGTTGAAACAATAGTCCATGAAATGATCCATGTATGGCAAGGTGCAACTGGTCGTATGAAATATCGTTTTCGTGGGGGTTATCAACAATTGTGGAAATGTAAGGACGGTAAATACCGTAACTATGGTAACACAAAATATGAAAGACAACCTTGGGAAACAGAAGCCTATCGTTTGCAAGGTCCAATGACTAAGATGTTTATGGAAAAATTTAATTATGACTGATTTTTTAACGACAGTATTAATGCTTGGAATTGGTATATCGTCACCAGTTTCAAATTTAGAATTAGATGCCGATAAAATTAATCCTACAAATAAAAAATCAATAGAATGTCTTGCAATGAATATGTATCATGAAGCAAGAAATCAAGGTTCAGCTGGAATGGTCGCTGTATCTGCTGTTGTAATAAATCGTGTTAATGATCTTAGATTTCCTAACACAATTTGCAAAGTAGTGGAACAGGGCCCAACAAGAAAATCATGGAAAAACGATGGCACTTATTATCCTATAAAACATAAGTGTCAATTTTCTTGGTACTGTGATGGAAAATCTGATAAACCAAAAGATAAAGATTCTTATAAAAAGGCACTTGACTTATCTAACTTAATGTTGCATAATAATGTTACATTCGTTGATATAACTGATGGTGCTTTGTTTTACCATGCTGATTATGTCACACCTTCTTGGGCAGAGAAGAAACAAAAAACAACTGAAATAGGAGATCATATCTTCTATAGATGGGACGAAACAGAAAAGAATAAAGGAATACAAAAATGATGATACTAATTGCTTTGGCATTCAGTTCTCTAATTTATGCAGAGAATTCTGAGTTTTTAACAAAAGTAAAAGAACAGGTAAGCAAGGGATATACTTGGGAATACGTTGGTTATACAGAGACAGATGGTAAAAATCCTTCTTTGATTATCAATGAAGAAACAAACCCACACATCTATTGGCAGTTGAGGAAACCACAAAAATGACATTTGATGAATATCAAGAGTTTGCACGATCAACAGCAATCTATCCAGATGAATGTAAAATTACATATCCAACATTAGGATTATGTGGAGAAGCTGGCGAGGTTGCTGAAAAAGTAAAGAAGAACATTAGAGATGGTAAAGCTCTTGATGGTGTTGGTTTAGAGTTAGGTGATGTACTCTGGTACATCTCAGCACTCGCTGATGACCTTGGTGTGACGCTAGAAGAGGTTGCACAAGCCAATGTAGATAAACTTAGGTCTAGAATGGAACGTAATAAAATTAGTGGTGACGGAGATGACAGATAATAATGTAATATCGCTATCTGATCTTATTGAACAGAGACTTCTGAAACAACAAGAGATAGATTACTTTAAAGAAACACTTATACGGTTAGAAAAAAAGATTGCTATATTAAGTAAAGAGGTTGACATTACTACTTTGATTATTAATATGATTGAGAATGAAAGGGTCTTGACAATTGATGAAAAAAAGAGTAAGATACTACAATTGGATGACACTAGGAATAAAGAATGAACATATTTTACTTAGACCGTGACCCTGTGATTGCTGCACAGATGATGTGTAATAAACATGTGGTTAAGATGATCCTAGAGAGCGCACAGATGCTCTCTACAGCGCATCGTGTTCTTGATGGTGATGAGTATGCCAACAAGACAGGTTTGTACAAGTTGGCTCACAAGAACCACCCAAGCACTATTTGGGTTCGTTCAAGTGTGCATAATTATATGTGGTTGTATGTACATATGACTGCTCTCATGAATGAATATACATATCGTTATGGTAAACATCATGCCACAGAACGATTGCTTCAGCCTCTAGAGAAATGTCCTAAGTTTATTCCTACAGTGGATTATAAAGACCCACCTCAGTGTATGCCTGATTATTGCAAAGGTGATGATACGGTTCTTGCTTATCAGAATTACTATATAATAGAGAAATCAGGATTTGCAAAGTGGACTAAACGAGAAACCCCAGTATTTTTTGTGGAGAAATATAATGCAGCGAGAGAGTCATTGGGACTACATGGGACGTAGAATGCGTGAAGAAAAGATGTTTCAATCTAAAGAAACCTTGAATGAAGTTGATATCTTGAAAATAGAAGTTTTCGAGTTACAAAAATCACTAAATTTAGCATATATTAGGATAAAAGAATTGCAATTCTTTAATGAATTGTCAACAGAATCACATTATTATAAAAAAGAATGTGATATACAATTGGAGTTTAAATTTTAATGCCAACATATACATTTTTGAATAAAGAAAGCGGCATAGAGTACGATGAAAACGTACCCATGGCAGAATACGATGAATATCTGAAGAAGAACCCTTTGCTAGAACGAGTATGGCATGGGAAAGCACCAGCAATGGTTGGTGATCATATTGATGGTGTAGGACCAAAGAATGATAATGCATTTAAGGATGTTATGAGTAACATTGCATCTAAGCATCCAGACTCTCCTATGGCTGATAAGTATGGTAGTGGTAAGAGTACTAAGCGCCTTCAGGCAGAAAACATCTACAAGAAACATAAGGCGAGAAAGTAAATGGCATCTAAAAAACAAACAAAAGAAATCAACAGCTCAAACCTTGTTGATGTAAAACCTATCACTGATAATCAAAAAGTTATATTTGATACATGGAAAAAAGGAAAGAACCAATTTTTATTTGGTGCTGCTGGTACAGGCAAAACATTTGTTTCTTTATATCTTGCTCTACAAGAGGTGTTGGATTTAACTAACAAAGCGGATAAGGTAATTTTGGTTCGTTCATTAATTCCTACAAGGGAGATTGGTTTTCTGCCAGGAGATGAAGAAGACAAAGCTGCACTATATCAGGTGCCATATCAGAACATGGTTCGTTTCATGTTTCAGATGCCTTCAGATCAAGCATTTAATAACCTATATGATCGACTTAAAGCACAAGGTTCTCTATATTTCCTTTCAACGTCATTCCTACGAGGATTGACATTTGATAATAGTATCATTATTGTTGATGAATGTCAGAACTTAAACTTTCATGAATTAGATACAATTATCACTAGGGTAGGACAGGACTCAAAAATTGTATTTTGTGGTGATTTTGGTCAGTCAGATTTACAGAGAACCAATGAGAGAAATGGCTTACATGATTTCTTGAGAATCCTAGAAGAAATGGAAGAGTTTAATTGTACAGAGTTCAACATTGGCGATATTGTCAGGTCTGGATTTGTGCGAAGTTATCTTATTAACAAAATCAAAATGGGTATTGGTGTTGAGTAAGATTTACATAAAACCTACTCAAGAAGGTTGGCCAGAATTTACTCAGAAGTCTCCTGTTAAGGTTAAAGATTTACAGGGAACCAATATTGAGAAATTTAATGAAATGTTGGAAAAAGATATTCGTGATGCTGG